TACATAGACCGAACGGAGATAGATGATGCCAGGCAACAGCTCCCACACGCAGTATTTGAACAGGAGTACATGGCTAATCCAATGGAGAACGCCTCTAATCCTTTTGGCATTCAGCACATCGAGTCATGCGTGAGGCAGTTGTCCAATAAAGCAACTAAATTCATCGGCATTGACCTTGCGAAGTCATTTGACTATACTGTGATTATCGGTCTTGATGAGGATGGTAATGTCACAAATTTTCAAAGATTTCAGACAGACTGGAAACAGACAAGGGAAAGAATACTCACGCTTAACAGAACTATTCCGATCATGATAGATAGCACTGGAGTAGGGGATGCCATCACTGAGGACCTACAGAGGCACTTCCCGAATATGACCGGATTTAAATATACTGCACATTCAAAACAGCAGTTGATGGAATTACTTGCATCTACTATCCAACAAAATAAAATAGGATTTCCTGAAGGAGTTATTAAGGATGAGCTTGATGTATTTGAGTACCAGTTCACGAGTACGGGAGTGAGATACAATGCTCCATCAGGATTTCACGATGACTGTGTGAATGCCTTAGCTTTGGCAAACAAATGTAAGAATGACAACAAATTAACGGGAGTTTACCGATTTATATAAAAAAAACCACCATGAAAATGGCGGTCGGTACAAATTTACAATATGACAAGCAAAAGTACACTTTTTTTCATTATTCGGTAATATTTCACCAAAACATCCATATAATAGTATGAAATTAACTATTCAGACATTTCAGCAACTTAATAACATAGCTCAGTCAGACCTTGAGGATGTGGATAAGGCTATAGAGTTTGTCCGCATTTTTACGGGGAAAACTGCCGAGCAGGTTGACAAGATGAACGTAAAGAAGTTTAATCGACTCTGTAAGAAAGTGCTTGATATTTTTGAAAAATCCATGCAGAAGGTTAATGATGAGAAGCCAAGTAACTGGATGTGGGTAAAAGGAAAGCTCTTTTATATCAACTATAGCATAGCTGAGATTAGTGCGAATAAGTATGTAGAGACTGCCATATTCTCTCAGAACTTGATTGACAATCTGCACAAGGTCATGGCTACTATGGTTTATGAAACTGAGTGGACATGGAAAGGAGTAAAGGTAAAGCCTTATGATTCCAGCAAACATGAGAAGATAAGTAATCTAATGTTACAAGCTGATTTCAGACATTGCTATCATGTAGCGGTTTTTTTTTATCAACTTTTGCGAAATTCAATAGTCAATTTGAGACCCTTTATGGAAGCGGAGGCGGAGAATCCTCAGAAAGTAGCGGAAGCATTGACCGATTTCACAAAGACTATGGATGGATTGCCAATGCCAAAATGGTGTCAGAATTTGAAGGTATCAGTTTAGATGAGGCTTGGAACTTGCCGACATTACAATTTTTGAACGATTTAACTTACATAAAATTAAAGATACAGTACGATGAGCTCAAGGTTAGAGAAAGCACTGCAAGAAGCAAGAGGTAAGATAGCCGGACTTGGTGAGAGTGCTACTAAGTTTGAGACATTTGTAGCCGATACAGTTCTTAAACAATACGCAAAGGATTTCGTTGATTTACTTCGCAAAAATATCAAGGACCGGAAAGTAGTAGCCAGTGGTCAGCTTGAAACTAAGATAGGCATTATTCCTGATGAGACCGGAAAGAAAATAACTATTACTATGCTTGATTATTTCGACTATCCGAATGAGGGTGTGCGAGGTATAGATCATGGCAATAATGCTCCAGGCAGCCCATATTCATTTAAAAAAAGTAAGGGTTATTATGCTATGTCCAAAGAGGGCAGGGCAAGTATAAAGAAACTTATATCAGATGGAAAGATGAAGGTATCAGATACGAGTAAGACAAAACGACCTGTGGGATTGGAAGGTAAGAGAAAATCTTTAATAGATATGCAAACAGATCAGCTAATCTATTTAATCAGAAAACATGGTGTCAAAAGAACTGAATACTTTAATGATGCCTTTGATACTATTTTCGGAACATTCTCTGAGGATATGGCTAAGGCATACGGTCAGGATATAGCAATAAATATAAAATTAATAGGTAAAAATAGATAAAATGGCGATAACTAACTTAGTAGATCCTGTAAATTCAAGTTCAGCACATGATGATCTTTGGCATGTAGCCACTTCAGATAATGCTACTCAGGCTGATTTTAAATATGTCTTTGATGTTTATTCTCAGGGTAAGCAATTAATAAGAGCTAAGATATATCCTAATCCTGCCAATCAAAAAGGCTATTTTAATGTGTCTAATATAGTCAGCAATCAGATGAAGTTTGACTGGTTTAAGCCTAATGGCAATTTTATCAATCATGAATTAAATGCCAGTGGAGAGATTTATCTTGATTATGAAATTAAAGTAGGAGAGGATGTAGCAGGTGTTACTACTACGAACATGGAGTCAGGTCTTATAACGGTTGCAAATTGTACTCCTAATTTATTTTTTAGAAGGATGGACAGAGATACTGCAATTTTGAACAATACTACTACAAGATTTCTAACGAATAGAGAAAGAACTAATAAGACATCAGCAGATGAAGATTTTTACATAGGAGTTTGTAAGCCTGAAGGCAATCCTGAATTACCTAATAGAATAGTAATAAAACAATACAGATCAGATAATGTATTTATAAGCAGTGGAATAATTACATCAGAATTATCAGACACAAATATTTTTCAATTAAATATTTCAGTGTATGGAATAGAACAAAAGATGGGTAATAATTACATAAGCTCAAATACTGAATATTATGATATTGAATTGCAAGAATGGAGTGTATCATTAAATCAATATTTAATAAGGGATGTAATGCGTTTATATTTTGACTGTAAAAACAAATATGAAACTATCAATCTGCATTTCATGAATACCTTTGGTTTATTTGATACGGCACGTTTTAACTGCGTAAGTAAATTGAGCATGGATGTACAAAGAAAGACCTTTGAGAAGTCTGAATATACTTTTGGAAATACAGTAGATTATCGAGATACTTTTACTTATGGCAATCCCACAAATACAAGTACACAATATTTTGAAAGCAAGATAAATTTTGGTAGTAAATATCAATGGTCTTATAAGCTTACAATGGATTTCCCTACTGATAAGGATTATGAATGGTTATCTGAATTGATAATGAGTCCACAAGTTTGGGCAGAAATAAATCACGGAACATCATCAGGTGCATTACAAAGAGAGTTTTACCCGGTAAGTATCAAAGCAACAAACTATGAATATTCAAAACATATCAACAATGGATTAAGACCATTTGAGGTTGAGATAGACATGAATCAAAAGCGTAACGGATTTAGAAGATAATACCATGATAAAACTTTGGATTGAAAATCAGGAAATGGACACTACTGAAGGCTTCAGCCATCAGATTACCTATGCGGTTGATGACCTCAATAACTTAGATAGTAAAGCGACATCATTTAGTAAGACCATTATCCTTCCAGGTACGGCAAACAATAACTACCTACTCGGCAATATTTTTGAGTTTGGCAATAGTAATTTCACTGGACTTGGCGAGAATGTAGGATATAACTTCAATGCATCAAGATCAGCAAAATGCCGATTAGATATTAATGGATTGACAATAATCAAGGGAGTTTTGAGACTGCTTGAGATAGTTCGTGATGGTGATAGTATAGAGTATGAAGTAGCCATCTTTGGGGAGCTTGGTGGGTTTGTCTCTAAGCTAAGTAATAAGAAGTTAGAGGATTTGGATTTCAGTGCTTATAATCACACTTACACAGTTGCTAATATCATGAATAGGTGGCTTAACAATCCTGACATGGTTATACTTGGAACTGGATTTGATTCCGTTCAAACAACTTATGTAAATATCAGAAATTTAGGTGATTTAGGTAATATTATTTATCCTGGAGATCAATTAGAAATATACAATATTGATATAGGAGTTTTAGTAGGAACTGCTACAGTTGTAAGTACTGAATATAGTGAAGCAGTAAATAATACAAAAGTAAATGTCACAAATAGTACTTATTATGCAGTAAGTAATTATCGTTTTAAATATACTTTAGTAAATAAAAGCGGTGCTGGTGTTTATTATCCTTTGATTGATTACGGGAACTACTCTACCAATAAAATAGATTATAAAGTAAAGACATTTAGACCTGCCTTATTTGTCAGAGAATATATTTACAAGATAATAACCGATGCTGGATATACTTTTGAAAGCAGATTTTTTAACAGTGATTTTTTTAAGAGATTGATTATTCCTCATAATGAATCTGTTTTGCAGACTATTAAATCAGATTTATTTAATGCAACTGCACAGAATTCACAATTCACAGATAATGTTGGTGCTACTTATCAAATAATAGATAATATTCCTTTTTCAATAAACTATGGAGAAGTTTTTACTACAACTGATAATAAAATATTCACTTACACAGGTGCATCAACTACAGGCATTTTCAATGTTAGTATAAATACAAAAATACTTTTATCTGGTACTACATTAAGAAATTATACTTTAAATGCAAAGATTTATAAGAATGGGAATCCGACAAACATAACATTCAGTGCAAATGGAGCAATAAATAAAGATGCAAATATTACAATCAATTTAAGTGGAAATTTATCTTTAAATACAAGTGATACAATAAATATTTATTTTGATTTAACTGTAAATAATGCTTTTATTTTAAATTTTTATACTTATAGTACAAATTCATTTTTCACTATAATATCTCAATTTCCTACTACTGCTCCTATAGCATTGAATGACACTGTAGAACTTTCAAGGGCGATTCCAAAGAACATAATGCAGAAAGATTTCTTTGCGTCTATTATTAAGATGTTTAATCTCATGGTAACAGAGGATAAGTATAGAGATAGACATTTGAGAATAGAGCCTTGGGTGTGGTTTTACAATCTTAACTCGACAAGTTATATAGACTGGTCTGATAAATTAGATAGGAGTCAGCCGATAAAAATCAGACCGATGTCTGAGGTAAATGCCAGGTATTATGATTTTAAATTCAAATCAGACTCAGACTATTATAATGACCTTTATAAGAAAAGATACAATGAAGGATATGGAGACAGGAAGTTTGATAATGAGCTTGAATTCGCTAAGGATAGCCAGTCATCAGAGGTGATATTTGCCTCTACTCCATTACTTGGATATGTAGGAAAGGATAAAATAACTCCTGCTATTTTCAAGTGGAATGGTGGCACTATAGGAACTAATGAGGAGCGAGTGAATAGTATTATCAGAATAATGCAGATAAAGAGAATAGAGGATGTTACTGCTTGGGACATATTGAATGATGAAGGAGGTGTGATTTATAATAATGCTACTGTTTATCCTTATGCAGGACACTTTGATGATCCTGATGCGCCAAATTCAGATTTAAACTTTGGAACTACGAGAGAATTGTTCTTTAATTTATCAGCAGGAGCACTTGGTAATAATGTTTTCAATACTTACTATTCTCCGTACATGGCTGAGATTACCGATAAGGATTCAAGGTTAGTAACTGCAAAATTCAAGTTTAATGATACAGATATATTCAATCTCGACTTCAGGAGGTTTATTTGGTTGGACGGGGTGCTTTACAGGCTTTCCAGAATCGTGGACTACACACCCGGAGAAATTTGCACAGTCGAATTATTACGAGTCATTTACACTACATATGACTCAAGTATAAACTCAGCAGATATTCCTGAGATTTCGATATGTGGTCAGATATGGGCGCAGAAAAATCTTGACACTGAATATTTCATTAATGGAGATTTAATACCTCAAATAACTGATGACACTGAATGGTCAAATACTACAGATCCTGCATGGTGTTATTATGATAATGATCCTGCGAATGCTGAGTATGGTAAACTTTATAACTGGTATGCAGTTAGTGACCCAAGGGGATTAGCTCCTGAAGGATGGAAAATACCAACTTCCGATGATTTTGATCAATTATCTGATAGTAATTGTGTTGATAGTGATGGTAAGACAATAAAAGAACAAGGTACTGATCACTGGGATACAAATAACGGAACTAATGAAACTAAGTTTACGGCATTTGGAGCAGGTAGAAGAAAGGATAGTGGATTATTCCAAGAGTTAAAAGAGACAGCATATTTCTGGACATCAGACGAAGTTCCTACCACACAGGCAAAAGTATGGAAATTAGATGATGCAGGTAATTTTGGCGTAATGAGTGAAAATACAAAATATGGTTTATCAGTACGATTAATAAGAGACAATTAAAAAATAAAACATGGCAGCAAAAGAGACGGTTGTTTTAGGTATAGAAACGGATAGCAGTAAGGCGGAGGGTAGTGTAAAGAGTTTAAAAGCTCAG